AACACCAGCGTGCCTTCCATCGTCCATCGTTGGAAGTTCAAAGTCTCCTATCTCTTCTTTACGTACTAGCTCAAAGCCTTCACGTAATCTTGACATAACATTCTTTTTATCTTCCTGACCGACAATCTCGGCTCTTATCCACCTGTAGGTATATCCTTCAGGTGCTGGTGGTGTCTCCAACATAGATGGGGGACGCCAAGGTTTGCGAGCGCTTGTACTAGCTCGAGTATCTGCAGAACGTGGTGTTCTGTTATCTGTTTTTATTTTATCTGTCATAGTCCTTACCTTTTAATATATTTAGCATATTCTTGAACTGGAACATTCAAACGACGTGCCATTTCAACTTCGCTTTTGGTAAGTCTAACTTGTCGTTTGCGTCCAGAGCCATCAGATCTAACAGCTGGAGCAACGGTTTGTTGCATCCTGCTTTTGGTCTTTTCCCCACTAAACTTATGAGGAAATTCAGCTCTGATACGTTTATCTATCTCATCATAATACATTGAATCGCTAGGATCAAATCCTTCTTCTTCAATTAATTTACGATGAATGTTAAAAGCAGCTAAAGTCATAGTTTCGTCTTCACCAAACCAAGCATTTTTTTCTGCCCAGTCTTGAGCAGCAGGGTCTGGCTCAGGCGCAGCTTGCGGCTGCTGAAATTGTTGAAACTGTTGAGGATTGTAATTTTGGTAAATAGGTTCAGGCTGTTCAGACTTCATTCTATTATTTACCAATTTACTTTCTTCAACAGTAATCTTATCTAAAATTTCTTGGGCTTTCGTTACCTTATCCCAATCTTGATCTTGATAAGCTTGTTTTAAAACTGCATTTGCTTGAGCTCTTTGAGATTTAAGCCTACTTTCAGCTTCACCAAAATAACTTTTATTTAGCTGAGATGTACTACTTTTCAGTCTGTCATTTTCAACTTGTAAGTTTTTGGCATATTCGTATGCTGATTGCGCAGCTCTTTCTTGCTCTCGCATTTTTTTAGTAAGCGTAGCAATACGCTTTTGAACGCTTTTAGAGTAATCCTCTAATTCGTCTTCTTTACTAGCTTTCTGCCCTTCTTCGGCAGAAACATCTTCGACTGCTTCATTAGCATCAGAATCATCAGATTCTGTAACATCTAATTCAACAAGTTCGCCTTCGTCTTCTAGTCTTTCTTCTATTTGATTTGTTGCTTCTTCTTGCATGATTTCCTCACGTTATAGCGTAACGATATCGTCCGGATCTGCGATCGTCGCGATTACTTCGTCGTCGTTTATTATTCGGCATTCAGCATCATCGCCTAATTTAAAGCGAGCTCCTGCATACCGTCCTATTAGCACCCAGCTTCTTTCTTGACACCAGGGTGTGTCTCCAAATTTATCTTTGTCTTTATAACAAAGCGGTCCCATCTTGACCACATACGCAACAACAGAAGCTAAAGCCTCTCTGTCAACAGTATCTTTTACAAGCGTGATTCCACCTTTGGAGACTCCTCGACCGCGATACGGAAGTATCAACATACGCCAGCCGCTAGGACTTGGCATACGCTCGATCAAAGATTTAGACATCAGGGTTGGGTCTAATACTCTTTCGTCGGGACTAACAAAAGCAGAATCTACTTCTGATTTGCTTTCCTCAACTTTTTTTGCCTGATTAGCTTTTGCAGCTTCTAGTTCTACTTCAGCAGCAATATGGTCAGGTACCAGTACTCTCTTCTCCGTCATCTTCTACTATCCTTTTTAGCAATTCTCTTAACTCTGATTCTACGTCGTCGAGAGAATTGTAGCGACCACGTAAAAATTGATAATCCTCAAAAGACTTAACCCCATTTAATAACTGGGCGTTAATATCTTCTTTCTTCTCCTTTAGCCGTTTCTTTAAATTGTCGGCCAACCAAATTGTTGACATTTATTCTTAGTATATACCTGAGAATTTTCCGCCAAATTCTGCTTCGCCCATACCTCTTGCTTTACCTTTGCCCATACCTGGCTTAGATGAAGCGTCAGCGTTGACGTTTTTCATATCGTTAAAAGCAACGCTACCCTTATTTGAGTAAGGTTGTTTTTTTAATATTTTAGGAGTTTCTAAATTTTTTATTTCAGTTCTTTTAATCATTTGTTACCTAAATTGACTTAATCCTAAGTCTATTAATTTTAATTCCTTTTGTTGATCAAGTCTATCTTGAGCAGTATCGTCCTTCATTCTAGCAATATTGCGTTGAACGTCAATTCTTTCTCTATCAATCTGATCTTGTCTCATCTTTTCTTCCATTCTTAATCTTTCTTTTATTTCAAATTGATCTCTGTCTTGTTGCAATTCTTGACCTTTGAGCGCAAGTTCTTGTTTTCTAATTTCAACCAGCGGATCTTCTTGAGGAGGTGTTGCAACTTGTTGAGCAAATTGAGTCATTAATTCAGTCATTATTGGAGAGCTGAATTGAGCCAATAAATCGTTTGCTTGCTGCAATAAAGGAGCTGCCTCAACTGGAGACATTTGCTGAGCTTGTTGTTGTAATTGTTGATATTGTTGTAAAGCTTCTGGAGGCATTTGTTGTTGCGCAATTAAATCAGCTTTCATTTGTAAATGCTGCATGATATGTGCATGTATATTAGCTTGCACTTGCGCATTCATTTGTACCGGAGGCATGTTAAGTAAATTAACGTGCGTTGCGATATGGGCATCATGGTTTTGTTGCATAAATGCTTGAGCTGGTCCACCTGATAATAAACCTGAATTTTCAAAACCAGCTTCTGTAGGTTTTGGTTGTGTATCGGGTGGTGGAATTAATAGCGCATCTATATTGTCTACACCTAAAGCTGCATACATTCTTCGGTATGCTTCGTACACGCCATTAGGACCATGTACTTGAGGATTAGACTGAACTAACTGCATCATCTCTTGAGCCATTACTATTCTTTGGCTGGTTGAGAAAATATCAGGATTAGAAACTGGAAATACATCTACTCTGTCGTCAAAGTCAGCTTGTTTAATTTCCATCTGGCCGCCTGATACCGCATATGGATAAACTGGAGGAAGACTATCGGCAAATATTTTTGCTAATAAATTAAATTCTTTTTTCTGAGCAGAATGAAGGCGTTTATGAATAGCAGACAATACCTTGGTAGATCTTTCTAATAAAGCTAAAGTTGTTCCTACAGGAGCTTGCGAATTCCCTTCGCCAACATTTATTTCAGCAATAGATGCAAATCTTTGTCCGTTTTGAACCAATATCCCTAATAGTTGTAATAAAGTTCCACTTGGTTCTTTGAATGGTAAAGGTTGAATAGCATCTCTTAAAGAACCTGCTGGAGCATCCACATCTCTAAATTCACCTGGCTGAATTGGAGAATCTTCATCTCTAATTCTAATACCTCTAGTTTTAAAACCAGCCGGTAAATTAGATAAAGTACCAGCATCAATTAATTGTCTGATAATTGAAGTTGAGGCTTTAGACAAACCTCCAATCATATGAGTTAAACCAAATCCATAAAAACCTAGTCCAGGTAAAAATTTAAAATGAACAAAGTATTCGATCTTTTCTTTCATTGGATCGTCTTCGACAAAGTTTCTTCTAATAGCTAAAACATTTTCGCTGTTAGCATCTATCGTTACGATATAAGGCAATTTAACTTCGGTAAATTCACCATTTTCATCTTTGTCTTCAAAACCTTCTAAATCTAAATTGCAATGAACTTCGTATAAGTTACATACTTCACCAGTATCGTAAGATGGTCTCATTCCTTCTAAATCTTCTATTTCAGTTTTTAAACCTGAATCTTGGTTTGGCATATCAACGCCACTTACTTTAACGTTACGATAAAAACCAATTGCTTGTAATTTTTTAACATCATTCTCAGGCATCTTAATTAGATGCGTGATTCTAGGGCAAGATTCTAAATCGGTTGTATAGTAAGGAACAATTAAATCTTCAGGTGGAACAAACTTAGAAACAGCTCGTTGCATATTCTCATCGTAATACACTTTCTTAAATGCAGAGCCTGCTAAAGGCAGATAGAAAAGCATTTGATCTAATTCTTCGTCGTATTCTTCCATTACATGAACTATTTGATAGTTCATAAATTCTTTAACGCGTTGAGCTTGTTCCTCTACTTGCGAATTATATTCACCAATAACTTGAGTTTTAACTGGTCCTTGAGGAGGCAATAATTCTTTGTAAGCTTGCGCTTGAAACTGAGTAACGGATTCTGCAAGCAAAGGATGGATAACTCCGCTTGCTCCTTGAAATGGCTCTGATCTTTCATCGTCAAACTTCATACCTAAATATTTCAATCCATCGGTATAAGTTTTTTCCCAATCTTCGCGAGCAGACTTATCGTTTTCGATCGCGGCCGTTAACTCTACATAAATTTTGTCTAATTCTTCTTCCGAAACAACCTCTGCTAAGTTTTCCCCAAAACCTAGCGAAGGCATATCCACTTCTGGTTCACCTAAAATAACGGAACCGTCTTCTTGATATTGAATACCTTCTTCTCCCAATCCTTCTAAAATATCAATAATTTGATCATCAATATCTTCAGTAGATTGAGTAGTTGTTAAATCTTGAACTGGCTCAACATTTTGAGCTGGATCTGGTACTTGTCTTTCAATTGCCATTAGTAATAAACCCTTCTTCTTGGTTCTCTTTCCTCGTCTTCGTAGTCGCTGTCTAGATAAACAAAGCCGCCTTCACGGAATCGCATCAGCGCTTGAGTCATAGTATCACATAAATCGTCGTTAGCTCCAAATGGAAATGCAGCGCATTCTTCAATCATATCTTCTGCAAACATCATTTTGGGTGCCCAAACCATACCAGATTCAAAAATAGGTGCGACCGAGTGCATACGTGTTGTTTTATCGTGACCACGCGTGGGTGAGTAGTTTACAACAGGAATACCCATTCGTCTTAGTTCTTGCGTCAAAGGAGTTCCTGAAGCTTTTGCCTCAATCAATACCATATCAGTATCCCAATAACGATATTCACGCATCGCTATTTCTTTTAATTCTGGAAAGTCCCATCTACCTTTTTGACAATCTAATAAAATAATAGATTCTGGAGCATCTTCAGATGGTTTAAAAACTCCCCAAGTAGATATTGCCGAATAGTCAGCTGTTTCTCTTTTAGAAAATGCAGTATCGTAACTTTGCATAATATAACTAACTTTTGGTAACGTATCATGTTCCCATCTTTGCCACCAATCTCGTTTAATAATTGAGCCTTCTTCAGCAGTTGGTTGTTGCATCCATTGTGCATTCCATTTCATTCCAGGCAAAGATGCTTTAACTTTTAATAATTCATCTTTTGACCAAAATTCAGGCCAAAGAGGCTCATCGGATTTAGGTAATATGGCTGGAAACTCTATTACTTCCCATTGATCAGCCAACGGTTCTTTTTGCGCTTCTAAAAGTTTGGCAGTTAGATCAATAGCTGACCAACGTGTCATAACAATTACGATAGCTCCTTTCGGTTGCAAACGCTGCCTAGGACCAGAAGTGTACCAATCCCAAGCACTTTCTAACGCTGTTGGCGAAAGCGCATCTTGTTCAGAATGAGGATCGTCAATTATCAATAAATCCGCACCACGTCCAGTAACCGCTCCACCTACACCAGCTGCAAAATATTCGCCCCCTTTATTCGTCTCCCAACGACCTGCTGATTTGTTATCGGCTTGTAATTGAACTTCAGGAAATACTTGTTTGTATTCTTTTTGATCCATCAAGTTTCTAACCTTTCTACCAAACCTAACCGCAAGTTCGCCGGTATGCGTCGTCTGCATTATTTTCATTTTAGGATTAAGACCCATTATCCAAGACGGAAAATAGGTTGACGCAAATTCGGATTTGGTATGACGAGGCGGCATGTTAACGATTAAGCGTTTGCACTTACCCGTTGCTACGTCCTCTAGTTTTTTTGCAAATATTTGATGGTGACGGCCGCAAATAAACTCTGGCCACATTTTATTAATATATTTCAAAAAGGATTCTTGACATTCATCTTGAACGTCAAATCCTTGTTCTTTTTCTAGCAAAAGCAGAGCTTCTTTCATCTCTGATTCTGTCAAATGTGACAGGTCCATACTTTATTTCTTTAAAAATTCTTCTATTGCCTTTTGGATATCCTCTGGGCTTGCAAGTTCTTTACCTTTGTTTTGTACATCCATATACAGCTTTTCAGCTTCTGCTGGATTTTTTATTTTTAAACCTTTTTGTATTTGTTGTATTTCTGTTATATCGCCAGGAGAGCCAGACCTTAATAAAGACTGAATGCGCTGATGTTTAAAAAAATCAGTAATAATATCGGCGGCTTTAAATTTACCAGAAGGGCCAATAAAAAATAAACTAGCTTGAAAAATTGGATCTTCTGACAGCGAACCTTTGCCGCTTAAAAGCTCATCTAGATCTTTTTGTAGATCATTCATTTAAAAATTATTTTTTGTTAGTTTCTTGTCCAAGCATCTGTATGGGCTGAGGTGCTGTTGGTCTAAGACTATCTAAAGAAGGTCTTACTGGCATCGGTTTAGGTGTTATAGGTTGAGCTAGCTGAGGCCCGAAATTATAATTATCACCGCCAAATCCACCGTAGCTAGGAGGTCTTTGCATTCCATATCCGCCGCCCATTCCTGGGAACATACTTCCTATACCGCCGTAAAAATTTTGGCTAAAAGGATTAAATCCTCCGCCATACATCGGAGGTTGCATACCAAATCCCCCAAACATAGGAGGTTGCATACCAAATCCACCACCATACATACCACCGCCATACATAGGAGGCATACCGAAACCGCCGAATCCACCACCGTACATAGGTGGTTGCATTCCATAACCGCCAAAACCGCCACCGTACATAGGTAGTTGAGGCTGCATAAATTGACCTCTGCCACCGCCCATAAATCCGCCAAACGGATTAGGGAATGAGCCTATACCGCCTTGATTTCCGCCAGGACGATCTTCCTGGCGGCCGCCAGGACGAATAGGAGCTCTTAGCACATCTTGAGGAGGTCTAGCTCTCATATCTTGAATAGGTTGGATTTGTTGCCTTGACCTACGCATTAAATCATCGCCGTTTACCAAATTCATTGGAGGACGAGCAATATGTTGCTCCATTTTAGGCATTTGTTGAGGAGGATTATATGGAGTCTGCATGGAACGGTCGGTATACATTTGCCCACCAGGACCTTGAGTAATTGCCTGCCCATATGCCATAACCATTACATCATTCCTTGTAACTGAGATCCAATATCATCTTCTGCCATTCCGCCTTGTTCGGCTTGTCCCATCATCTCGTTGACAAACTCTAGGAGTGTTTGAATATCTTCGTCGTCAAGACCTTGTTCTTTTAAGATAGCAACAATTTCTGCTTCGCTTGCGCCTTGTTCAATTAGATTAATAACTACTTGCGCAAGTTGTTGCATCATTTCAAATTCTGGACGAGCAGCTTCTAATTCTTTCATAGCCTCTTCTTGCATACCGTCTTCATCGCCTTCAAGCTCCATCATCATCATACTGACTTCGTCGCCTTCTGCGTAGCCTTTGATCATTTGACGATCTATATCAGACATAGTTCTTCCACCACGATCTATATCGGAAATGGTACGACCTTGACGATCTATATCGGAAATGGTACGACCTGAATCAATATTAGACATAGTTCTTCCGCTGCCTTTCATCATTTGATCGTTAATTATTGAAAGTTCTTGGTCAGACAAAAGATTAGGATTTCTTTCTAAAGCTTGAGAAAGCATCTGTCTTTCTTGATTGGAAATAGTTCTCTCTGGATTTAATATAATTTCTTTAACTAAATTTCTAACAAAACCAAAATCTACTTGATTTGGATCGGAGTTTAAAAAGTCAATTAGACTTTGTTCTGCTTTTTTATTTTGTAAATCTTCTATTCCTGGCATTTTATCTCATCCTGTTTAAACGCATTTGTATCATATCAACTAAACCGCCGCCTGCAAAGCGCCCCATCGGTCTTATTGGTAAAGATGGTCTTGTT